GTCTCAGGCAAGGACGTTTTTACTACTGTAGTAATGCCCGTTCTTTGTTGGTATACAGGAATCCAACCTCCCCCTTTTATATTATGGTAAAGAGAGGAAATCCTCTCTTTTTTTGTACCATAAATATTTCTATGCTAAAACATGTTCTTATTAATAATAAACTTGAATGGATTGATTGGAATAAAACTTTCTTTTTAGAGAGATACCTTAAAAAAGAAAATCCTGATGAGTTTAAGAATATTTTTGAAATAGGTGCGTATAATTGTGAAGAGTCTCTAACTTTTACCAGACTATTCCCCAACGCACATATTACAGCATTTGAATGTAATCCAGTATTACTACCTACATGTAGAGATAACAGTAGGAAGTCTGATAGAATTACATTAGTAGAGAAGTTAGTAACTGATACACCAGAAGACAGCACGTTTTACGTCTGTGATGGTGGAGAATCTTCTATGAACTTCCCTTACTTTAATCATAGTGTAACATTTGTTCCTACAACAACTATGGATGAATATCTGGATGATCGACCCATTGATCTAGTCTGGATAGATGTTCAAGGAGCAGAAATAAATGTTCTTCGTAGTTTTAAAGATAAATTAAAAAACGTCAAAACCATATACTGTGAAGTTGATATTAATGCAGAAAGATATCAGAGTAGTTCCACATTACGAACAGTTAATGAGTTTCTTTCTAACTACACTATTAAAGACATGATGCAACTTAATCGTAACGAGATGCATGTGATCTACAAACTTGACGTTTGAACAAATTTAGTCTATAATATAGAATCGTATACTATACATCATGCACTACAAACCATATTCAGCAGAGTGGCATAGACACAGGTATTTGAAAGAAGCAATCTTTAAGTATCTTGATGACGGGATAGAAAATGAAGTTATCCTTGCAGACATTCTAAATATAGTAAGTGACCGTCAAGAAGCGGCACATGCTGAGTCCTTGAGACTCGCAGACCTGGAAACCAAATTACGAGAGTAATATGCTATCAACCAAGTATCGACTCAGATTAGATGGAATATGTAAGCAGATTGTTAACAATGAAGAAGTCTCTCTAGAAGATATGATATGGGCAGAGAAATTGTCTAAAGCAAACACAACTGCTAGAAATTGGTTACAACAAGCACGTCGGCAATCGTCGCAAGACATTGAGAAAGGAAGTACCGAGGATTTTCTCAATAGGATGGGACTCGGAGACCCTGACCCATCCAGATACAGAAATAGATTTGAAGGTGCTGATGATATAAATGACTGGTTCAGACCAGATAGACCTGATGATTGGAGGCAGCGTGACTAGAACAGCGGTAATTTATAGTAATGGTAGTCAAGAATGTGAACGCATTGCACAATTACTTAAAGCATTACCAGAAGTATCTGAATTTCATCTATATACAGTTGGAAAAGAATTTGAACAATATCAATTTGAGATGGAGTTCGGCGGTGATGCATCATATCCACAAGTTGCTATTGATACTAAACATATCGGTAGCATGAAAGAAACACTACACTATATGAATAAGGAAGGAATGTTATGAAGAAACAATTTGTAAGCAAAAAAGGCGATACTTGGGAGTGGGAAGAAACTTCTGAAGCTAAAAAAGCAATTCAACGATTGCATGAAGACATTACAAACCGCATTCACGACCTAGAAAAAGATTCGTCTGACTAAAGAGACGGGTAATAACTCTGATAAATAACCCAGAGGACCAATTAAAACCGCTTTGGTAAGCTGATATGCCGCTAACAAGACTAGATAACCTGATTTCGAGTAAGACAGGTCGATATCTTTATGTATCCCCCGATGATTTTAACGCTAGTGATGAACTAGACAATAGAGGTAACTCTCCAAGTCGCCCATTTGTGACTATTCAGAGAGCATTTCTAGAAGTTGCACGTTATTCATATTTGCCTGGGGTAGATAACGATAGATTTGATGAGTTCACCATCATGCTAATGCCTGGTGACCACTACATTGATAACCGTCCAGGTCTTGAAAATACATCATTGATTGACGTATTCGGTTTTGATCAGCAAAATAATGCTTGGGCAGATTCTTCGGTTTTGGATCTGTCTAACTCTAATAATGTTCTCTACAGATTTAACGGTTCAGATGGCGGTCTAATCGTTCCTCGTGGTTGTTCTTTAATTGGTTACGATCTTCGTCGTACAATTCTTCGTCCTCTATATGTTCCCGATCCTGCTAATAAAGAGTGTGCGAGAACATCTATCTTCAATGTAACTGGTGGTGCATATATCTGGCAGTTTACAATTAAAGATGGTGATACTACAAGTAAATCTCCTCTATATGATACCACTAATGGTGTCGGTAAAGTATACGCACGTAAGGGAGATGTTGCTAAACTAGAAATTCCTGAGTATTCTCACCATAAGATTACTGTATTTGAGTATGCTCAAAAGAAAGATCTTGATCTTTACTATGAGAAAATTGCTAAAGCATTCTCACAATATCAACCAACTATTGATGATGCTGATGAGTTCGGTACTAAGGTTCAAGAGACTAGAATTGTTGGACCTCTTTCTGACTTAAGAACTATTGAATCGATTCAGGTTGTTAACTCTTCTCCTGTTGGTACTGTTACTGTTAATGTAACAACTAAGATTGCTCACGGGTATATCAAAGGGCAATACATTGCTATACAAGAGAATGGTCTAGATGATGGACTAAATGGTACGTTTGATGTTACTGCTATTGATAGTAATAACCGTAGAAAGTTTACGTTTGAACTCCCAGGCAGTGTTGCTGGTTTAGGTTTACAAAATAACCAGACATATACCACTGCTAATGGTCTATCTACCAATGCATTTGTACAGGCAGAAGTTGACTCTGTAGAGTCTGCGTCTCCTTATATGTTTAACTTGTCGATTCGTTCGACTTGGGGTATTTGTGGTCTACATGCTGATGGTAGCAAGGCATCTGGTTTCAAATCAATGGTTTGTGCTCAGTATACTGGTGTTTCTCTACAGAAAGACGATAGAGCATTCATTCGTTACGATAGATTTACTAACACTTGGAACCAAGCATCATTCTCTGATGCCTTCGCAACAGTTCCATATCATACAAAAGGTGATGCATACTGGAAGGATGACTGGAGAAACTTCCACATCCGTGCGTCTAATGACTCATTCGTTCAGTGCGTTAGTATATTCGCTGTTGGTTTCGCTGATCACTTCTTGATGGAGTCTGGTGGTGATATGAGTATCACCAACTCTAACTCTAACTTTGGTAACACTTCACTCCATGCAATTGGACATAAGGGTTATGCATTCAATCAGGATAAGGGTGGATTCATTACTGATATCATTCCACCTGAGAAACTTATTGAGTCTGCTGCTAACGAAGACGAGATTGATTACTACACATTTGATGTTCAAGGATCTCGTGGTACAAATACAAAATTATACTATGCTGGATCTGGTATTACTGATCCTAAGAAACGTCCTGCTGTTACTCTTGATGGATATAGAATCGGTGCTAAGTCAAATGAAAAGATTTTCGTTGAACTAGATCCATATGATGCTGCATCTGGTAAGACAACTCCTGCAAATTCTGTATTTAATGCGACTCTAGAACCATCTGGATTCAAATCATACAGTAGTTCAATGCAGATCCTCAACCCTACAACTGTGGTTGTTGATAATAAGAATCAGGATGCTGCTAACAGAATTGAAGAGAATAAAGATTTAATTGCTGAGGAAGCATATGGATATATTACTACTAAGTATCCTGCACTTCTCAGTAAGAATATTACTATTACTAAGTGTAAGAGAGATATTGGATATATTTTAGATGCAGTTATTGCTGACTTAAGACTTGGTGGTAACATCAATACTGTTCAGGCAGCAGAATCTTATTTCTCATCTGGTCAACTCAATTATATTGATGGAGAATTATTTGAAACTATTGAAGGTTTTGAATATGCTCGTGACTTAGCAATCGCAGCAATGCGTAACTGGGATTTCCTACAGACTGGTTGTGTAATCACTAATGGATCTCCAAATGTTACTGTGCCTACAACTGAAGGTCTATCAATCGGTATGAAGGTTGAGGAGTATACAACTGTAAATGCTAATAATACTACAGTTGATCCATCTTCTTTAATCACATCTAACATTCCAGCAAACACATATATTAAGAGCATCGTTAACGCAACTACGATTGAACTTGGTGGTGTTGTTGCTAATGCTAGAAGTTATCTTGGTGTTGGTGTTGCTCAGAATGCAACTGGTACAACTAGTGCTGGTAAACTATTATTCAAACTAGAAGATACTAATGGTGATCGTAAGGGTATCTGGTCTGGTTTAACAGGAACTATTGATGCATCTATTACTACAGACACTGTATATCCTGAGTGTTCTGGAACTGCTAATGCAATCACTACATTCTTTAGTAACATTAAAACTATCATCAACAATGGTCTTAGTCCTGTTGCTGATCGTTTTGCTGATGCACATGATCTATTACTTGCTAACAAGAACTGGATTGCTGATGTAGCAGTCAAGGACATGGAAATTCAGTATCCTACATTCAATGTCCCTGGTGGTTCTGTTAACTGTTTTGATGATATTGTAGATGTTATAGAAGCAATTGCATATAACGTTAAGTATGGTTCTAACAACCAAGTATATGATGCTGCTAACTTCTATGTTTTAGGTGCTCACGTTGCTGGTGAAGAAGCACAATCTGTATATGCCTTTGGTATTGCTAAACAGATTGCCGAGAAAGTAATTCAAAATCTTACTTACACTCCTCGTGCTGGTGTAACTACAACATACTCTCAACAAAAAGATTTAACTATCACCACAGATCCTAATCCTGTTGGTGGTAACACTCCACATACATGGGCAGGAGGCACAGCAACTAGTGCAGTTCAGTCTGGTGGTAACTATGCACATACATTTGTATCTGCTGTAGGAAATGGAGTTACATCAAATTCAGGTAACTTACCAAACCCAGTTACAAATGCAACATATAATGCATCAACTGGTGAGATGGTTATTACCTCTGCTGGTCATGGATTAAGTACATCAAACACACTTTCTATTGCTGATAACGCATTATCATTCACATGTACAATGGATGGTAATACTGCAACTAAGACATATCCAAGATCTACTGACCCTTCATCTGGACAGGCACTGAATATTAGTTCAGTTACTACTGATACAATAACTGTAAACGTAGGTGGATCACCCATCGTCAATCATGATGTTACAAATGCAGCTTATGATCCTGCAACAGGTGTAATGGTACTAACAATTGGTACTCATTCCTTAACAACAGGAACAAGTATTAAGATCGCTGCTAACTCATTAACATTCACTTGTGGAATGGATAACAATGCAACTCAGCATACTTATCCTAGATCAGGTGACCCTGCATATGATACTGCTATCAATATTGATTCAGTAGGTGCAGACACAATTACAGTTAATGTTGGTGCTGCTGGTTCTGCTACTTACTACTGTGCTAACGTTCTTTCTGCGCAAAATACTTTATTTAATATCATTGAAGCAGGTATTGATAATGCTGGTACAGTCAATAGCACAAATGCTGGTGTGTTCGCTGCTATAACTAAAACTTCACCACAACAGACAATCATTCCTAGATTGAATCCAACTGTTGATAGTTCTCAGTTTGCTAATCGTGCGACATTATTTACAGTCAATGCTGGTGGTAGTAACCCACATAAGTTTGAGACTGGAACTCCAGTTCGTTTAGTTGCTAGACCAAAATCAGGAATGACTCCTGATGAGAGAGACGTTCGTCTACCAATAGGATTCCAACCAAACAGAGTATACTATGTAATTGCCCCAGGTAGAGACACACAACCATTCAACTATAACCAAGCAAGTGTATACAACGGTATCTTTGACGGTGGTGATCAAACTAAACTGATGCTTGCAAACACAAAAGAAAATGCTGCAGCAGGTATCTATATCTACTCACCTGAAACTGAGTCAATTGAAGATGATGTTGAGATTTTACTTCAACAGTATGTTCTTGATGAGAGATTTGATCTTACTGAGTATCGTGTAACTTTTGATGGTAGCAGCGGTACAGTCATGAAGACTGATGTTGCACACATCTTTGATAAACCAACAACAGGACTAGGAGCTGCATATCTACAGAAAGTATTCTTTAGAGCAGAAGGTTCTGATGGTCAGGTAGGAACACTTCCTACACTCTCAGGTGTTGGTGGTCAACAGATCTCAGCAACTAAAGAGTTCTTTGTACGTTATACAAGTGATGATACATTTAAGATATTCAACACTGCAGCGGAAGCGATCGCTGGATCTCCTGAGGTAACACTTGTTAATAGCACAACTCAGTTCTGGTATGTCTTTGCTAACAAGCGTGTATCTCCACTAAAATTTGATCCTACATTTGTTGATACTAGTGCATCTAGAGTGCCTGCTATCACTGATGGTCTATGGTATCTACAGACTAAAGACGAGTCTACTAATGATGATAATATATTCTCTAGATTTAATCAGACTGACTATGATGCTGCATCTGGTCAATCACAGACAACAGACTCTAACTACAGAAGACTTCTTGATGCTAGAGAGAAAGAAGATAGAATATATCGTTTACGTTACGTACAACCTAAGGAATTCCCTGGTGCTGTAAGAAAACCAAACAACGGATTTGTTCTTAAGATCAGAACTGACGAGAAGAGAAATCTTCTACCTCAGAATATTGTTCTAGAACCTGTTGGTGGTGCTCCTACTAAGGCAGAATTCCGTAACCCATATACACAGAACAACGCAACTGAAGTTCTAGGTATGAGTAGAACTGCATATGATAGTGCAGTACAGGCAGGTACAATTGATCCTGATTTTGTATATGATCCTGATAATAATCCAGTAGTTGTTAACACTAGCAACTATCTACGTTTCAGTATTCGTTCTGCTAGAGAAAAAACTGTTGGTTCTCAGCAACTTTTAGAAGTTACTGCATTCAACCATTCTGTTGATGATACAAATGCTCCTTCATTAAAGAATACTGTATTCCACACAGTTAAGATCAACTCTCCTCAGGCAGGTTCATTTACTGCTAGTAAGACAACTTCTACTCCAACTAATAGAGTTGAGTGGACTGGATACTCTAGTGGTTTTGCTTATATTCATGCATACTTCTCTGTAGGAAGTGAACATTACCTCATCTTAAAAGATGTAAGTGCTCGTCCTAGTTTTGATGCCTTAACTAATACTAGATTTACACAAGGTTCAGTATATGCTGATCTACAGGAAGATGCTAACGGTGGTAGAGATGTTAAAGATAACTATCTTTATGTTGTACAGGGTGCTAACCTCTTTACTATAACCCCTGGTGATACTTTAGATGACTCAGTTGGTAACACATATAAAGTTATTTCTGTAAATGATGTTCCTGATATTGATGATACATTCTATATCTTTAACACAGAAGAGATTCAAGAACGTGTTTCAGGGCAGCAAGATGGTATTTACTATCTAACTGCTGTTCGTGGTAATATCACACCTCTACCTCGTGGTGCTGGTATTGGTAACAACTTCCAGAACTTTAAGTTCTCTCAACCTATATCCTCTCTGTATCCATTAGATTACAAAAATGATCCAACTTGGTATCAGGTTGTAGACAATAATGGTACAAAAGATACATTAATTACTGATCCTCAAGAGTCTAGTTCTTATGCTGATAACTATACTCATGGTTTAGTTTACGTTAACGACGCCAAGCGTTCGATGACGAAGGAAGCTGTTGTAGATTTAACTAAGAGTGCATACTTCGATGGTTATACCTACACTGGTACTAATGAGATCAAGGCAACCACAGGTAATGCAACATCTGGATCAGAACAAAGAAAGATTTCTATCGCTGGTGATGCTGCATCTATCCACGATCAGAAGGTTTACGTTGAATTACGTCGTCCTTCTATTGCTAGATCTGGTAACCATACATTTGAATACTTAGGATTTGGTCCAGGAAACTACTCTACTGGTCTACCAGCACGTCAAGAAGTTATTTTATCTGACTTCCAAGATTACTATGCACAGGCAAAACGTGAAGATGGTGGTATCGTATTCTATACTGGTCTAAACTCTAATGGTGATCTTTATATTGGTAACCGTAAGATTGATGCTATTACTGGTGAGGAAGAGTTCCTCGAGAGAGCAGTTCTTGCAGCATCTGAAGATGATACCGATGTAATTACATCACTGGTTACATCTTTCGATACTCCTGTTACATTTAAAGATAAGATTACAGTTGAAGGTGTTGGATTCTTTAATAATAGAGTCATTATCAACACTCAACCACCTAACGAAAATCCTGCTTTGACTATTCAGTCAAACCCAAGGAACGATGGTGGTGCTGAAGATCTTACTCTAACTAGAGGTAACTTCGCTAACAGAAATGAAGGCGACATTACCATAGATCGTAATAAAATTTCCGCTGCACTTTTCCATGTAAAAGGTCGTGGTACTGCGGCATTCCCTGGACAGGCATACAGTCTACGTTCTAACTTCTCATTCAATGAGAATGTCCCATCAAACAGAACTCCTGATCAGAACACAACATTCAGTAATGATCAGTTTGTAAGATACTACAACTCTACTGATGTTGAAGCAAATCCACAAGCGGGTGATATCCTATTCAAGGGTAACTCTGTTGAGAGAAGTGGTTCTCTTGGTTGGGTGTATGCTAACTACTACACTAATATTCCTGAGTCAAGCATTCTTGATTTAGTAACAGATGGAAGTAGTAAGATCAGAATCAATTGGACTGGTTCTCTAACTAACGCAAGCACAGGTATTGGACTTAGTGTTGGTAAGACAATTAGAATCCAAGGATTTAGTAATAGTTTAATTAACGGTAAGTGGGTAATTACTAAGGCAGATCTAACTGGAACTGATAACGACTTTATTGAATTTATTGTTGCTAATGCTATCACTGCTGCAACATATAACTGGACTGCTGCTGCTGAACCAACAGCGGTATTAGAAAGATCTGATGAAAACTTCAAAGAGTATGGCGTTATTGGTGCAGAAGCACTTAGAACAACCACAGATACATATGGTCAATTCAAATTAGGCGTTAACACACTTGCACGTACTGCACATGCTGCACATGAGTATGGATTCTTAACTTATAATGCTGGTGGTATCACATATGACCAGCAAGAACCAAGAGCAAACTTAGATGTTGTTGGTAATGCATATATCAGTGGTAAGGCAATCAATGATTACCTCAATAACTCAACTACAAGTAAGACTGAGACTAACCTAGATGAGGCGTTCTTAGTTGGTGGATCTTCCGATTCTCCACAATCTAATGCACTTCTTAGAGTTTCTACTCAAGATACTAGAGTTGGTATTAATGTAAGTAGAGGTGAATTAACTGATACTCTGACTGTTCAAGGTACAGTTAGAATGCTTGGATCAGGTGCTAACTTAGATATTGATGGTGATCTTAATGTTGATGGCGGTGATATCACAACAAATGCAGGTGTATTCAACTTATTACAAGGAAATGCACTCACAGTCAATGCATTTGGTCAGGCAACTACATTACATATTGCTGATCTAGCAGTCAACGCCCAATCAATTAGTATTGGAACTAACGTTACTGCACAAACAATCTTTGATCTTCATACTAGTTCAACTGATTCCATAGTTAATATTGGAACTGTTGCTGATGGTGCTACAAATAAATCTGTTATCACAATCGGTGGTGCATTTAGTAATACTGCTAATTCAACATTAACAGTTAAGAATGCTCAGACTATCTTAGATGGTGATTTAGATGTAAATGGTGGAGATATTCAATCTGATTCTCAGATAATTAATCTTCTTACAAGAGGTGGTACTGCTTCTACAGTTAACTTTGCTACTAGAGCATCACAATTTAATATTGGTGGTGTTGCTGGTTCAACAACTATTAGAAACTCACTCAAAGTCAATGGTGATACCGATATGTTCGGTGATGTTACCATGCATGGTGGATCTAACAGTGGTACAGTTACAGTTTCTAGAGCAAAATTTGGTACAAGTAAGATTGCTCACGCTAAGGGTTCTCTTGCTAACCTTAATGTTGACTTCTACGAGTTTATTGCCGATATTGATGGTATTGAAATTATCAGTGCATTGAATACAGTCAATGGTACATTCTCTGTTCCTGATAACTATTTCCTTGATGGTAACACTGTAAGATTCTCAGACACTACTGGATTCTCAAACAACGTTGATACTGTAACAACATACTTCATTGTTAATTCAACTGGTGTTGCTGGTGGTACATTCCAGATTGCTTCAACTGAAGGTGGTACACCAATCGTTGTTTCTGGAACCCCTGGAACTGCAACTGGTATCACATTACAAAACACTTTAGTTGATACTGGATCTGGTACTACATCATGGACTTCAAACCCAGTTGATGCATCATATACTAATCTACCTGTTAACAACGTAGAGGGTATTGAGATCGGTGACGTTCTTCTCATCAATAATGAGTTAGTTCAAGTTATATCCCCAGGTGCTGATACTAGCAATAGACTTGTTAAAGTTACTAGAGGTTTTGATTGTACAACTGTTACACAACACAATGATAACAGTCCTATCGTTAAACTTGGTAAGTCTGCAGCTGCGACTCATTTAATTGGTAGAGTACCACAAAATAGTAATACTATTGCTATACAGCAAATTGTTGATGTAACTGATGTAATTGAAGTTACACTCGGTGAACTAGAAGAGGGTGATGCAATCACATTCGGTAGTGTTGGTAGTATTACTGGCGTAAACACAAACACAACATACTTTGTTGTTAATGCAGTCGATGATACACCTAACAGCATCACTAGATTTAATGTTTCTCTTGACCCAGGTGGTGCAGCGTTACCTCTAGCAGGTACTGTAAACAGTGCAACTATCACATTTAGTGATACTCTTGTCGCACTGTCTGAATTTGGTGGACAATTTAAAGTTAATGACTATCTAAGAATAAGTGCTGGTTCTACTTGCCCATCTGGTGAATTTGTACAGATTACTGCAGTTAACGATACTAACTCTGAGAAGTTTATCGTTAACAATGGTGCTAACCAAGATAGATTCATTATTGATTCTGTATATGGTGGAGTTGATTCTACAATTCTTGATACTCAAGACTTTACAATTAACCTTACATCTGATCCTGCTACAGCTCCAACTGATAACCAGTTTAAGATTGTAAATGGTCAACCTACTGCTAACACAAGACTCACAGTCAATAGTGATGGTGAATTAAATGTTGTTGGAGCTGGTACTGAAACTAATCCAAAAGCAAGAATTGATAAGTCTGGTAACCAGTGGTTAGCAGGTAACTTAAGAATTACTCTATTGGGTGATAAAGTTCCATCAGTAGATGATGCAGATATGGCGTTATACGTCAACTCTACATCTGGTGATACTGAGATTGCTGGTTCTTTATCAATCGACAATGACTTTAATGTATTCAGTGGAACAACTGGTGTTCAGTTTGGTTCTGCTTCTACATCTAAATTCCAAGTTGATGCGTCAACTGGTGATACAAGAATCGGTGTTGCTGGTTCTGCACTAGGTGATGGTGATTTAACAGTCAATGGTGGTCATGTTAACATTGTTAGCACATCTACTACAACTCCAAGTGCTACAGATTACGCTCTTAATATTAGCAATCTTGGTAACAGTGCAGATAGAAACTTTAGAATCCGTCAGGATGCTGCTGTTGATGCATTTGGTAACACTAACTTCTTTAATAGAAACGGTGGTCGTAGATGGGACTTCGTTAATGCTGATACAACACTAAGTAGTGGTAGAAACTACATCGTTGCTGTAGCAGCGACAACTGTTCTAACTCTACCAAGTGATGCTGAGACAGGAGATATGATTAAATTTGTTGAGGTATCTGGAGCACTATCCTATCAAACTTCATTAATCATTCGTGCTCCTCTAAGCACTGCAATCATGGGTGATAGCACTGGAACTAATGCGGGTGGTCTTGCTACTGCATATGCTGGTGGTGAACTAATCATCCAAACTAGAAATGCTGGATTTGGATTAGTCTACATGGGTACTAACGATGGTGGCGGTTCAGTAATTCCTCCAACATACCGTGGTTGGTGGTTAACAGAGATCTAATTATATGGCTTCTAATTACGAAACACAGAAAAAAATGCGTGCTGCTCAAGTCGGCACCATTATGCCTTGGGTTGGAGATTTATCTACTCAACCTGATGGATGGTTAGAATGCAATGGACAAACAATAGAGGCAACTGACTATCCTGTTCTTGCTTCAGTTATTGGTAACACATACGGTCCTGCTAATGGACTCAATAATAGAACATATGGTAATTATATACTTGGTGATCAGTTCAGACTACCTTCATTAAATGGTAGAGTTCTAACTGATTATGAACCAAGTTTAGTCAACGTATCTAATCTACAGATGGGACAAACATATCCCAGTGGTGCGGTTGGTGGTTTAGTTATCATTCAAGGTGAAAGCGATACTACTCGTACTTCACAAACTGTTAACGTAACGAGCAACACTGCTCAACTTGTTCTTGGAACTGGTGTAACTGGATCAGCATTACAACTAACAGTTGACTGTGATGTTAACGGACGTGTTGATGTATCTAATATTGTTAATAAAGGTAGTGGATTTGCTACAGGAGATAAATTAACAATCCCAGCAACTGTATTCTCTGGAAATGATGATGTTGTTCTTCAGGTTGCATGGGTATTACCATCTGTTGCTGATGTACTTACACCAACAGCGGCAGGAACAACAAAATTAATTGATGGTGATGGATCTACCGTCACTCCACCAACAGCATTAAATGCTACTGCTGATTTGAATTTTGTTGTGACTGACTCTCAGAACATGACTGCACAGATTAGAAACTTTAGTATTAATCCTCCTGCATATTTTAAAAGTTATTATACTATCCCTAGAAAATTAAGTAAGGATCATATGCCTTCACATAGGCACGTAGGACCCGATGGTTCAGCAGCAGGATATAGTCGTGGTGACTCTGATGCAGGTTATGTTGAGGGATTTCAATGCCCTGGACTTGTAGGTGCTGTTGAATCTAATCAAAAACAAAAACGATTGGATGCTGGTGCAGGTGGTGATATTGATACTGTTGACCCTGGAACTCTCTTAGTCACATATTATGAAGAAGGCGTGACTACAATGACTACGTTCCAACCTACAACACAGAATGTTGCAAGTGTTGGTACACAAGTTCCAATGCCTACTTGGACTGGTCCTGTTCCTAGAGCATTAAACGGTACATATCCTAACGAATGTAACTATCGTGAATCTTCTCAGTCAGGTTTCTTTGCAAATAAAAAGAACTGGTATGGTAATCAGACTGCTGATCAAATTAACCAAGCAACTGGTACATCATTAACATATCCTACTACACTAAATCATAATAAAGAAAATATGACTGGTGTTGGTAACTCAATTAATTCTCATAACCATTATTCATTTGAAGTTGTTATGAATGCTGGTTATGTTTCACCACCCACAATTGTTCCCGTAGATAACATTCAAATTCAGAGTAATTTAACTGGTGCTCCAACCAATATTGGTGTACAAAACATCCCGTCAGCACTAAATATTAACGTAGATGTTAGGACTCCAGCATTGTCCATGATTTACCTAATTAGAGCATACTAATGAAGTTTTTAACACGAGAAAGATCAAAATTAGGATCTGCACCTGGGACTATTATTCAGTGGGCTTTACCTATTCAAGATGGTGATCCAGATGGATCTACAAATGTTGTGGATTTACCTGCAGGGTATCTTAAATGTGATGGTTCAATATACACAGAGAGATTATATCCTGAGTTAGCACGTATTCTCGGTACAGGTGCTGCATGTATTTACAAAAAAAGTGATGTAACTTTACTAACAGATCAGTTTCAAGTTCCAGACATGGGATCTAAACATATTGAAGCATCTGTTAATGCTAACGTTGGTACATATAGAAACATTGAAAAAACCACTGCTAATACTACTATTACAAAAGCGGGTGTTGGTGTAGAAATAGTATCAAATGTAGGTAATACAGCAAACGTTGGATTCAATGGTGTGTTTACCGTACCATCCCAAACTTTTGCTTTGAACGGTAATGTAGGGTGGACCGTACCAACAAACACAGAGAGTGAACAGGTTGCTGCAACAGCAATTGGTCCTCATATGCACTATACTTCTACTTCTCGTGTGACTGTTAAGGAAGATCCTGGGCAACCAGCAGGAGCTTATGGAAATACATCTAGACCATATTATTTGAGAACTGCTGACGCAACAACTGCTACTCCAGACTGTAATCAAATTGCTGCAGCATTTTATCAACAGACTGTACAAGGAGGCGGTGGACCAAATAATTGTAATGCTGGGTGTGCTGGGTTTGGTTCTTATTTTATTGGTTCATATGGTGGTGCTGTTTCAAACTGGCCAGTAACTAAGACCATCTCAACCATAACTGCAAATAGTTGGCCATCACTTGTAAATCAACAAGTTGGTAATCTAAGACCATATGATGTTGTATCAAATACTGGTGCTTATGCATATCCACTTGTAAGAAATACTGAGCAGGTAGTGTCGTCTCCCCCAGGTGCTGATACTACTAACTTGACTATACATTCTCATAGAATTGAAAAAGAAATCGGTGATACTGCTTTTAATGCTACAACTGATGTCGAAACTATTAGACCAGACGGATTACAAGCGTCTGTAAATATAAGAACTGATACTGATACTAAGTTTGACGACATTGTATCTCCTTATGTTGTTATGGAATTCCTAATTAAGTATTAACATGGCTATAAGATTAGAACACAAATATAATCATCATTATAGTGATATGCATGACGATAGTGGAATACCTATTGGTACTATCATGTGTGTCTTTGTAGATACAAATGGAAATGGTGCTGCCGATGTTGCTAATAACTATCCTGGCTGGTTATACTGTGATGGAGCACAACATAGTGTTAATAATTTTCCAATGTTATATGATGTGATTGGGGATAAGTATGGTGGTACTGCTCCTAATACAGTCACATTATCTGATTGGGGTAACACTGCAGGTAGTGTACAGAATGCTGTATTTAATGTACCTGATATGAGAATGAAAAGAGTTGTAGGTCCTGGTGGTGTAGACGGTGTAGGATCTATCACACCAGACAATGCACCAATGAACGTAGGTGATGTTGGTGGTGAATGGTATATTTCAAGAGCTAGACAAAACGAAGAATATGGTGTAGGATCAGTAAGGGTACAAGGTTATAGTGACTGTATTGGATTTGTTTCTGGTACACTAGGAGGAACAGCAGAAATTACTATTGGTCCTCTACAATCAAGAATAATAAATGGTCCACCCGCACACGGTCATACTGTTTTAAATTCTGAAAGGGATCAACGTAATGGAGGACAAAATGGTACTCCTGCTGATGGTGAAAAGTCTACAAACTATATCACCAACACAGGACCAATTGATCAGTTTGATCCTACAAATGGACAACAGGCAGAACATACTCATTACTTAGCAGAATATTCTCCTGTTAAATCAGGAACTGATTCACAGTATTCTTACTGTACTTCTGCACCATATACAAATTCACCTGATGCATATACAAATGCCTATGGTGCTACAAAAGTAAATGATGGTGTTGTAAATCAACGAGGACAAACAGTTAATATGTTTGAATCTCAAGCATTGACTGGTGCTAATGCAGTTACACCTGCACAGGCAGGTATGTCTCTTAATGAAGGGACAATCACTATGACTCCTGGGGAGCAACTTAGTGTAATTGCAGGTATTATTCCACAAACTGCAGTTCCACTTGTACTAAAATACTTTAGGGTAAAATATTTAATTAAAGCTTGGTAAATTATGGCGATTACAACTCCTGGATCATCGAATTTTAATGAGATGGTCAGTCCCATCATTCCTGTTAATATGATGGGTGGGAAAGCAGAATATGATGATTTTATTGCTGTTTATAAAAACTTTATGCCCTCTGCGGTATGTAATGATATTATAAGTTTTTATAAACAATGGAAAGATCAGGCAGTTAAGCAACATATGGAAAAAGATCTTCGTAGTCGTCAAGCATTTGATAACTATGAAGAATCTATGAGTGGAGACGGTCAGTTTGCTACTGGTGAACTTGGGAGAAAAGATCTATCCATTATGTTGGAGACTCTCAACACACCATTAACTGCTAGAATTAATCAGTATCTACAATCTGTAGTAAATGATTACTGTAAACAATATAATACACTCAATGGTACAGCACTAACTTCTTGGGCAGTTAAGTTTCAAGAAACTCCTGAGGGTGGTGGGTATCATGTATATCATTATGAACGTGGTTCATGGAGTGAAACTGCTAGGGAACTTGTTTGGATGATATATCTAAACGAAGAATTTGAAGGTGGTGAAACAGAATTTTTATATCAAAAGCGTAGAATTAAACCTACCACAGGCACTGTAGTTCTATGGCCAGCAGGGTATACTCATACACATAAAGGAAACTTAGTACTCTCAGGAACTAAATATATTGTAACTGGATGGTACTATCAGCAACCCGTTTAAGACATGTCTCTCACAAATAAAACAATATCAATCAGTGGATTGAATAAGACTATCACTCGTGGTGGTTTCTCTAGAACTTTTACAGATAAAGACTGGACTACGTTCATAACTCCTCTTATCTACCCATTATGGGATAGTGATAAAGATCTTTTAGTAGCATTTAACTATGTTGACTCTCCAGTAGAAACATGGTCATGTGATAAGAAAAAGTATGTTCGTAATCATACTACAGGAGAATACTTTTGGAAACCATATATTTTTACTGAAGTAGAGATCGATGTAGTACAGAAGTTTGTTACTGATATAGATGAAGCATTTGATGCACAACTCTCAACTGAATTTGAGCATCAAAGTCTTAAAATGAATCAAGTTATTGATGAAGCTAAAGGTTTATCTCTCTCAAGAATTAAATCATGGAGAGACTTCTTCTTACATTCTAGTGATTGGACAATGTTAGAAGATGCACCCGTTACTGCTGATGAAAAAGTACAATGGAAAACATATAGACAAAAATGTCGTGAACTTCCAGATCTGTTTTCATCTGGTACTGAAGTTCTTGCTGAGATTAAAGTACCTATCGACCCTATTGTTTACAAAAAGAATTATCTACCCTATAATAGTGGAGCAACATATCTTGGAAGTGATGATCAGTGGGTAACATTCCCAGGAAAAGATATCCCAGGTGGTGCAATGGAAGAAGCAATGAGAAGATATGTTGATATCGCATTACAACTATCAAGACCTTCACCATTGTTCAACGTATCTGATATTTCACATCTTACTGATCCAGTTGAAGTTCTAATCAAACAAATTGAGAGAGAACAAGCACTACTAGATGAAGCAAAAGCAGCAGAGGGCTAATGATTCGACAATATAAATGGTTAAGTGAAGTAATCTGTAAAAATATTAATGATCTTTATAATAGTGGTAATTTTGTAGACGGTAAAGAGTCTGGTACTCACAACAGAGACATTAAAAGAAATAGAGAACTAGATGGAGATGCAGTTGATACAGCTACTGAGTTATTCATGAAAGCATTTAGAGAAGATCCATGGTGTACTTCTCTACATCTTAGACATCATACTATGCCCATGTTCAATGAATATGATGCAGTAAAAGATAATAATGGAGTATATAATTTTCATTGTGATAATGCTATCATGAATGGATTACGTACTGATCTAGTTATTCTTACTGCTATGAATGATGAGAGTGAGTATGAAGGTGGTGATTTAACAATCAAAGTTGGTAATATTGATGTAGGTTTCCGACTACAGGCAGGTCAAAGTATTGTATTCGACCCTAATTTATGGCATACAGTGTCCCCAGTTACTAAGGGACATCGTAGAATGTGTGTAATTTGGGGAGAAGCACTCATCCGAGACGCATGGATGAGAGAAATGTTCTATGATTATATGGATGTATCTGCAAGATGTTTAAATAGTATAGATCAAGATAAATGGTATGAGCAAGGAAATCAAATGGATCCTGCTACATACCTTGGAGCACTCAGACAAAAAATACTACGTCAGTATTCAACCCCACTATAAATCATGGAAAATTTTCTAGGACTACAAGAATTAATTTCTCTATCATCACTACAATCTTATGCTAACGATAAAGTAATTTTGTTCTATAATGCATCTAATATTAGAGACTTAGAAGCAACAGGTAATACTACTAAACTCAACACAGTTTATGAGTTCTATAAAAATTTAATGCCTGATGGATTATACGCAGAGTTTTTTAAGTCATCCTTTGGTGGTATAACTTACACTGATGAATATTCAGCACAAGATTTTGCTGAAGACTATTTCCCACGTCCTGCACTATCTGTTGATTCTGATCACTATGTCTATGCGTGTGTATATAAAAATGGTGTTATTGTATGGGAAAATACTGATCCTCCGACAAGTTAGAAGGACGAAGTTGAGTAACTAAAAAAGAATCTCCTGGCTCATGGAACCCATGAAATTGTATAGCAGTCTCTACACCTTCTAACCAAGCAGTAAAGTGTCCATGAGGTTTACGAAATTCTAAATCAGTTTGCTTCTTTGGATACAATAATACATCACTTTCTTTAATTTTGTGTGGTAAATTATATTCTACACATGCAGGTTCAAATGGACGAGTGTTCCATAAATTGTACATAAGTGTAACTCTTTTGTCTCCAGGTTGTATATGTCCCATACCAGAGGGAACTCCATGAAAGTATGGTAGTGTCCAAGAAATATGCTTACCCATCTTTGGATAAGACCAAAATGTCCAATCATCATTACCAGTAACATACACACCGTCTTTCTTTAACCAATCATGATGTTGGTCACATACGACAGTGGGTTGTCCACCGTCACATAGATATGTTACAGTAGAAAAAGGTGCAGCAATATACTCACCAGTTTGTCTAAATCTATCGACATCACCGTCTACATGAAAATACCATTGACTATCAATAGTATCATGTGATCTAATCCACCACTCAGCACCTAGATATCCGTCTAGTCCATGTTGATGTGCAGATCTGTATATAAAGTTTTCAATTATATTTGATGGTGGTTTGCTTAATTCATACCACCAAGTTAACTTTTCTTCTGGATCTTGTGCTAGAATAGTATTAGCTTCTACACGTAGATCTAAAGCACTCTCTTCAGTGAGATAATTATTATATGATTCAATACTCATGACTAATAAAATTCATCCGCTGTTCCCTACAGTTATTTACCAGTGTAAGGTTGATGGACATGAAAAATGGAAAGAATTGTTGGAATCGAAAACAGAACATCATTTTGACCCATGCACATTTGCAGACAAATATGCTAAAGGATATCATCTAACTGGTGAAGCAAGAGGTAAGAGTGTAATGCATAAAGATGAGGATCTCTCTTCGTTCTTCACTATTATAGCAGATAATGTTCGTGAATGCTTAACTAGTTCTGGTATCAAACCAGACATGCATGATGTTCACTTCATGAAGTCGTGGTGTACTATCAAAGAGTATACAGACACTATGTCTGAACATAACCATGCATGTTCTGATCTATCCTTTGTATACTATGTTAACACACCATACAAAACTGGTCTAGTATTTACTGTTCCAAAGAATCCAAATGAGTATTTTGGTGGAGTCTTTGATCCTAAAGATGATCCACGTTCACATACATTTGAGGATAACTTTATTAATGCATGTAGCACATTCCTACCAGTAGAGGCAGGAGATCTATTATTATTTCCTGGGTCCATGCGTCACTCAGTACCACCAGAGGGACATAAGAAAGGAAAGTATTTAAGAAGTATTGCAGGAGATATTAAGATATCATTGAAAGAAAAATATATTAACCTAGAGACAGGACTTATTCATCCTTCACATTGGAGATCATTTTAATGCAGCAGTTTCTTGATTTTAGATGTCGTATCATTAATTACACTACACATACATTTGATGTGTTAAAAATTCTTAATGCAATTTATGATACAAGTTGGGATAAACGTATTAAGAACGCTACCATGGTAGGAGGATATCAAATACGTGAAGCATATCTTAATGAGATATGTAATGAAGAGATGAGAAAATTTATGGATGAGGTTGTAGTTGATGCAGTACAACAATATTGTATGCAAGAGTATGCTGCAGGCAATGTTGGCGATCGTTTTGGAGATGGACCTGGGCAGGGTGGATTACCACCTATCTCTATTGATCTAACTGAATATTGGATTAACGTCATGCCCCCAGGAGGGTATCAAAGGATACATTCACATCCTAACGCTAATTTAAGTGGTACATTTTATCTACAGGCACCTGAGGGATCAGGAGATCTGTTTATTCCGTCACCATATATAAATGGAATTGAAAATATAATCTCTACAGCGTCAGAATATATCATACCACCAAAAGTCAGAGAAGGATGGTTACACCCGTCATCACTCCCTCACTCGGTATCCAGAAATGAATCAGATGAAGATAGAGTCTCAATTTCGTATAATTTAAAACTAAAAGCTGTGTAATTGTGCTATAATAAAATTAAGTAACTTATTAATATGAAAGATCAAGGTTCAGTAGGGAATGAATCCTCTGCTATTAAGTATGATAGAGCATTATCTCTATTCACAGAGTCAGTAATGAAACCTGACGCTGATTTACGTGGTTGTGCTCACAACCAAGGATGTTTCGATGAACTCATGGAGATCAGGACACATGTATTAGACTATCTCAAAACATTAAAGGAAGTCACACACCATACTAATCCTGATGAGAGTGATGAAATAGAAGCAGCGAAGTTACAAGAGCAGAAAGAATACGTTAACGATCAAAAACCATATTATTACAAATGGAGATAGACCCACAAGTAATTAATATTTGTCCTACATTTATTATTACACAGAAATTTCCACCCTCTAAGGCATGGAGGATAAAGAAACAGATACAAGAACTAGAGTTTCTTTCAAGTCCGAGACAAACTAAGAACACTCGTATCTTAGATCTCCCTTTCATGAGAGAATTAAAAGCTACGATTACAGGTACAATAGAAAATCTTATACACAATCTCGACAAAGATTCTAAAAATGCAGGTTTTAAATTCTTAGATTCATGGGCAAACCAGTATGATAAAGGGGAAGCGGCACAGGTACATGTACATCCAAACTCACAGTTTAGTGGAGTAGTATTCTTTGACGATGATGATAAGTTGATGTTTCATAGACCAGATCCATGGCATGATCCAACGCTACCTATTAATATGATAACAAAAGATAATAATGATTATTACAGGAAGCATACTCATCAACAAATTACTGCACAAGCAGGCACTATCCTTGTATTCCCTTCAATGTTAGAGCATTCTACTATGCGTTCTGATGGAGATAGAGTCACTGTATCATTCAATACTTTCCTCACTGGAGACTTCTGTATGGAAGGACATACATTACAAGGAACAAATCTTGCTTGACCTTATGCACATTATCAGTTACAATAGAGATTATACAACCTATTAATCATGGATCTTCCTACAAACGTACCGTTAGACACAAATCAGATCAGATTTATTCTAGATATGATGATGGGTTGCCCTCTAGGACACACAAGTTCATACTCACGACAACATGACGTGATTGCAGAGGATCTTTACAATCATCTTGAAGCACACTTAAATGCAGCGAATGCTGAACTATCTACAGGTAAATGAGCGAAGATTTCATCAGAACATATGATAAAGTATTGACGAGACAGTTATACGATAACGTCATATCAATCTGTGATCAAAAGAAAGCATTTCAAATTCCTCGTTCTGTTAACAGAAAACAGGAGCATGTAAATGATATGCAACTACTGTTAGAACCAATCTATCCTGAGGTTGCCCGTGAGATCACGGAACTAGTGATGCATCGTATGGTTATACCATATTTTGCTGAGTTTCCTGCTAGTAGAATGGAAGGAAGATGGACTAGTGGTTCGACTCTATATCAAAAGACAGAACCCACAGGTGGATATCATATTCTACATGCGGAAGCAACTGGATGGTATAATAGTACTCGTGTCCTAGCATGGATGATTTACTTGAATGACCTTAATGATGAGGATGATGGTGGTGAGACCGAGTTCTTATATCAAAGTCGAAGAGTCAAACCAGTAAAAAATCTAGGAGTAGTGTGGCCAGGTGGTATCACACATATGCATAGAGGTAATCCACCATTGAAGAAGACCAAAAAGATTCTCACTGGATGGATTCAACCATGTGGTGATATGCACCTCTATGAACCAAATTTCATTGCTGCAGAACAGGATGATATGCAAATTAAAAAAGATGGAAAACCATACAAACGATGACTAACAAATTAATGAGAAAGCGTGCTAAGATACGAGCACAAATGAAATCTAGATTCTATTATATGTTCTGGGGAGCAGCAACTGTTGCAGTTGTAGGAGGACAGTTGTATGTTGGTACATCATATCGTGCTATGGCGAAATCAATGAACAGATGGTTTGAAGAAACTATTGACCTCATACAAATACCTGCGAGACCTAAAACTGGTACTCCAGTGGTACCTGATAGGGGAGGATATTATATGCCTGTACCTACACCAGAAGATTATGGTATGACTATTATAGAATGATGGAACTTTTTATTATATTTGGAGGTGCATACGCACTGTACACAGTAGGGATGGCGATTGCTACTGAAATTGATTATAGAGCAGTTAACAAAAGGAGCAAATGAAAACAGAGACACTACTTAGAATATATAAGGCAGTGAGAGTTAAACCTATTAAAGAGGTGAAACCAGTTCGTAAACACTATAACATCATGACCTATGGGTAGAGAGTACGCAAAAGACAGAGCAGAATACTTTCGTGAGTTTCATTCAGTGATCGGACCAGTGATCAGTGTGGATGGATTTGAGTATGAACGTAAGTATGATGAAGAACCAAGTTATTGTAAACACCCTGAGGACAGTTGAGATAGTGTCCACTATATTACACAAGAGAGAGAATTTAGTGTAATATAGATATATGAACCAAAAGTATTACTACGACATCGTTTGGACAGACTACCAATACGAGAAAGAACTGACCACTGCACAAATGCAGGAGAAAGAACACGTTGATGAGATGATCAAACGTGTGAGTCATCTTCAATGGAAAGATGAACAGCGTGCGAAGTGGATGGGTGGAGAGTCACCTCAAATTCCTACGTACGTGATACCAGATGATTGTCCATTCTAGGACAGTTCAACAAGTTGCACACACCCCCTTCACAGGGGGTTTTTTATTGCTATAATAATAGTATAAACAAAGGAACTCCATGACCTCAACACTTACTTCCGCAGAAAGAGCACGCAAAACAATCGAGGATAATATATTTAAGCACACTCAATCACTATGTGACGCACTTCAGAGAGATTTTGAGAAGGATTCATCATCAGGTTATAGTTTCACCATTGACCCAGGTAAGAAGTACTACAAGATCATTATGAACACTGGAAACCAACGTTCCGTGCATGCCTTCGTAGACAAGAAAACAGGAGAAGTATATAAGGCAGCAAGTTGGAGAGGACCTGCTAAACATGTCCGTTTTGACCTACGTCTGATAGCAGACAGAGAATATCTGTTTGAGAATGCGGACTGGGCAGGCGGATATCTGTACATGTGATTGACTTCAATCGCATTATATGCTAAATTAGTATAGTAGTCAACCATTTCTCTCATGTCTGCACCAATCCCACCCACCTATTATCTCGTTGCTGAAGGTAATGCTTATGCACTTGATGATGACGGTACACCTTTCGGCGCTCCCGTATTTAATGATGGGACAGTAGACTGGTCTGTTTGCTTTGATCTCGACCCCTGCGAAGAGGATCTAGATTACGTAGCACACATTATACTCCACCTACAACAGATTCATGATCTGACGGTAGAACACTTAAACTCAGAGGTTTTTATTAAATGAGCATCGTCACTGATGACCTAGTGGATAATCTTATCCAACCACCATATGTAAATCCGTTCTATGGTACACACACTACGTGGATAGTTCCAAGAACTGATTTAGACGAGGAGGAAACAAGAAGATACTGGAAGTATCACAAACGTTTCCCCAATGAATTTGCAGGAGCAATTAACAAATTAATGCTCAAGCAATCCAGATCCTTTAAATTCGTAACCTACGATCATCTCCAAAACATTCTGACTTATGAACAACGAACTCACTCTTCAAATCTCTGAGCAACGCGACGACATCTGTGGATGGATGGTCGAGCGATTCAGATATCTCCTCGAGAACAAAAGAATCGAAGACGCAATGGCGCTCGGTGATGAGTTCTTTGAGTGGGCAGATCCCGAGAACTACATACATGAGTCCACACACTTCTATAACGAAGATGCCCTCAGAAAACTCTACGTCAGCTTACGAGAAGCAGATCAGTGAACTACTGATTGATATCTGTAAGGAACAGAACGTAGAAAAACGTAAGGTGTTGGAATCACACCTCGAAACAATTCGTAAACTTTGCCCTAAATGTAATGAAAACTGAAGTCGGAACAGAAGTCGTGTACATGTTGAACAAGTCGAGTGCATGTATGAGACGAGTGATGAAAATGAAACTCAGTGATAAACAAGTCACGAGTATGCTCAAAGATCCCAAAGAGAGAAGATCATTTGGGTATATGTACTTAGTTCAAATGGTTGCAGATGAATAAGAAGTATCCATTACTT